AAAAAACTTTGAGGCGGAATTGAAGGGGAGAGGGTTTGTCAATCAGGAGACAGTAGCAAAGGTTAAAGATAGTTTGGTGAAGGGATCGAAAGAGACGGTGCTGAAACCTGCTACAAAAACACCAGTAAGTAGGCAAACAACGTTCAAAGATTTCACACGTCGTTATCAACCTAATGTTCAAGGTCCAAAAAGATCTGAGTTACAAGTACAGGCAGATCATATATTGAGGACGATACAGAATAAGAGAAAGATGATAACAAAGGCACAGTTGGATTCATTAAAGATCTCACAGAAAGAAAAGGATAAGTTAATTGCACAGGGATTGGTTAGTGAAGCAGTTTCTAAATTATTTCCAGCAGTAGTTAAAGCAACAGCAAGACAACTCTTCAAGAGTAAGGGATTAGTGAGTAAAGTAAAAAGAGCACTACCTAGTCAACAAGTTAAACAGATAAAGTTACCAAGAACAACAACAGGATTTGAAACTGCAAGAGGATCAAGATACTCATTTTCAAGAAAACCAGGAGAGTTTGCTAAAACACAAAGAACAGCAGTTAATGATCCAACACACCCAACAAAGGCAGGATTAAAACAAAAGTCAGATTGGACATTGTTTACAACTCCTAATGCTGCATTTGATATGAAAACAAAATGGATGGGTGGAGCATCAAGAAAAGACTTCTATAAAGGTTTCCCAGCAGCAACTAATCCAAAAAAAGGTAACGCAGCAGTTGAGGTATGGAATGATTATGAAGGTAAAGGACGTGCTATGCATAACAGTAATCCTATTACTAACTTAAGGACAAGAGGTAGAGGTAACTTATCCATGTATCCTCAAGACCGTAAAGACTTAGCACAGAGAGTAAGAAGAGCATTAAGGAATGAACCAAACAAAGAAACATTAAGGAGAGAGATAAAAAGAGGAGAAGATCGGAGTCTAACTAATCTTTATCGTTATAGAAACAATCCTCAAGATCCTAAGACATTAGAGAGAGTATTACGGCAACAGAAGAAAGGATTAGCATAGAACGTGTGGAAGATTTGGTGTAAGGCATTAGGTCAGAAAGAGGGTAAGAGTAACAGAGAAGCAGATGCAGTTGCTGTTATTCGTACCCTTATTTTATTGGGTTATATGATTACTAACTGCTTTATCATGGCAGGGGTTGTTAGACATTGGAATGATGTAAATACTGTATCCTGTGATACAGAAGTAATTAAAAAATAGGTTTTTAATGTAAGAATAAATATAAAACACTTTTTTGTCTTTGAGATACTGTGTGGTTGCTGTGGAGTGTCCTGAGAGTGTCTCTGAAGGGTTTTGAGTGCTTATAAATGTGTCCAGGTGTTGTGAGTTTAGCGAGCGTATCATAAGACGCGCAAGTTGTCAACCCACGGGGACGGCGAAAAGTTCTGAGACCCACACAATTTTTATATCCCATGTATAAATAAACACTATGAATCTCGACGAGACTCATATCTCGACTAGACACATCATCTAGACTAGATTGACATCTCGACGAGTTATCTGTATAATACACAAAGATCTCGACGAGGATTATGTACGACGACTACGATCTCGACTATACATATGCACCTGAATACACATACGATCTCGACGAGACATATGACATGTGGGTGCAATCGTTCGCGAATGCATCACATCTAGATGAGCAAGATCTCGACGAGGAATATGCACGTGACGCGCAAGATTATGATGCGCTTGCGTATAAACATTATGCATGATATAATCTAGTACACATACACATCTCGACGCCATGTATACACCTACAAAGCGCACAGTTCGGGTTACTCTCGACATAGAGTGTTATGATGATTTAGATTTAGAATCATTCGATTGGAATGATATTCTAAGTCTAGAAGGTGATGAGAATGTGTACGTTACCACAGAAGAAAAATATATCGACTGGTAGTGTGCCAGTTCGTGGATTGGCACACCGCTCCTATGGGGCGGTTTTTTTATGTTTACCGGAAGGCAGGGGCGGTGGCGATGTATTTTCGTCTACAGCGGTACCCCCCGCCTCGTCTGATTTCCTATAGGATACCACGGCAGGGATCCACTGCAACCGATTGTGTGCCAGTTCGTGAGGTGTCCACCATTGCCACACAGGGTGCCGTTTTGGTGTATTGTTATCTCAAGTTCAAAAACGACCCATGGATTTCGACACTTTCGACGCTGACATTTTCGCTGAGATTAATGATGCTCCTGGTGAAATCTTTGACATTCCAGAGATGCAGGATCAGAAATTTGACGTTGAAGCATACATCAACGGGGAGACCGACTACTGATGTGACAGTCGGGGAAGTGGCACAGACCCCCTTGCGCTTCCCCCCGTTCTGCGCCATACTACGTACATCAATCAAGGAAAGGAATTTTCCAGATGACCAACCTGAACCAATTCTTCGCTGACTGCCTGAACCTGCCTTATAAGGGCAACAGTCAGGACAACCCCGAGCATGAAAATCAAGTCGCAGAATTGCTTGAAAAGTACAACCTGAAGTACGAATTTCAACCGAACGGTATTCAGAACTCTCCGGACTTCCGTGTGCATCATGAGGGCAAAACTTATGATGTTGAGTGTAAGTCTTCTAAGCAGGCATTTCCTACATACAACGGCGGACTTCCTAAGAAAGGTGTTATCTACATCTTCAGCAGTAAGAAATACAATGAAACCACAATTTTCTTCGCTGATGATGTTGTGAGTGAAAAGAAGCGTGAAATGTATAGCAAACTCACTGAGGAACTTAACACCATCCTGAAAATGTATCAACTGGATGATGAGTGGAAGGAAGATGAGCGCGGGTTTGACTTCTACATCCGCAACATGTACACACAATCCGGTGGTAAGGATAAGACCGACTACTTCACACATTCCTCCCGCAATAAGTGCGAACAAAATGTTATCAACTACTCCTTCTGAAACCAGTTGGAGGACTGGCACAGCACCGGTTGAAATCCCGCCGATTCTGTGCCATATTAGAACCATGAACAAAACACAAAACCCCTACCGTCAACAGATCATCGCCCAAGGTCGCGATCCGATCGACGCTCCCATCCGTGAGGTTCCCGCCCGTTATCGGGACCGCTTCGCCACCTATGAAGAATATCAGGAGGCAATCGCGGAAATGCTCAACGGCATGTGACAGTCGGGGAACCGTCCCCAACCTATTGACTTTCCCTCCATTCCATCCTATCTTCCGGATATGAAACAAACCAAATTCGATTCCAACGGCATTTTCGCCAGCACTCCTGAACTTGCCAACATCGCCCTGCAGGTGTTGGAGCAGGAGAAGCGTGAGCGGGAACTGCGCCGCGAGTGGTTCAGCAAGTGGAATGAGTCCAGCAACCACGACGGTGGACAGTGGGGAATCTGGAACATCAGCGACCGCGACTGACCCGCTGACCCCTTATAATTTTCACATACCAAACAAACCAACTCACATCATGCTCAAAGGAACCGAACTGCTCAACGCCATCGCCGCCATGCCCGAAGGCACCACCCGCACCGAACAGTGCCGCGCCTGCGGTTATGAGATCGACGGTCGCCTGCATTTCACTGACTTTTTCACTGCTATTCTTGAGGCGAAAGGTGAGATCAAAACCGAGGATCAGCGGAATGAAGAACTGATCCAACAATATCCTGAGCAAAGTGATATCCTGACTGAATTGCTTGAGGATTATGATTCTGAGGCGATTGAGGAGTTCATTGAGTACTTCGGAGAAGAGAATCTGGAGTCCTTCACTGATGCTTACCAGGGCGAAATGTCTGGCGCTGAGTTTGCTGAGCAGTTGGTCACTGATTGCTACTGTCTGGACATTCCTGCCTTTGTTTGCATCGACTGGGAGCAAACTTGGGAAGAATTGCGTTACGATTACACCGAACTGTCCGGTCACATTTTCTGCAACCACTTCTGAACCAGTCGGGGGACTGTCCACTTCGGTGGTTCCAGTCCCCGCGAATCCGTGGTATGATTCGTTCAACAAACAAACAACCCCATGACCTATCCCACACCCGACGCTAACGGAACCATCTCCTGGAGTGAGGCGGTTCAGTTCGTTTTCTCCCCTGACCCTGATCTGAACTTTTTGGTTCAGTTCGCCCGGGATTATGGTCATCTGTTCGGTGAGCGGGTGGACCTTGGCGAATTAGAGGTTTGGTATTCGGAGCTGGCAGTTGCCGCCATTGCCGACTGTGTGTTCGGTTAGGCAGGCGGCACAGGGGGGTTGACCCCAGCGTGGGTTCGTGGTAGGCAGTGCCGCGCCCCCGCCCGCCGTCCGGGCGCCGCCCGTGTATATAAAACGCATAGGTACCATTAAGCTATAAAGTCTTGCTTTTGCCAGCTCTTTGTATAACGCAAGACTTTTCTATATAAAACAAAAATGGAAATAGGTATAACTTCTATGCAAAAAAATCCCGGAGAAAATTTTTCGACTGTAGGGGTCGATCCTGTAACTGGTGAGTATGTCATTAAAGTACCTGAATGGATCATCAGTGAATTCGGGTGGTATGAAGGTACAGAGATCAACATGGAAGTTGACGGCGATTGTATTGTGATACAGGAGCAGTAATAACCGAACCATAGAGTAGACATAATGTCTATCTCATAGTATAATTACCTTTGAATCGATTCACATTCACACTTGACCAAATTATGGCAAAAGGATTTACAGTAAAAGCAAAAACGCCCGTAGCGAGTTCTACACCTAAAGCAGTAGAGTGGGACTATGCAAAAGCAAGAGAGATGATCAAAGGGAAGACAGTAGTATTCTGTCTACCTGGACGAGGAGTATCATATACGTATTTGAAGAACTTTGTTCAACTTTGTTTTGACTTAGTACAGAACGGAGCAAGTATTCAGATCTCACAGGACTATAGTTCCATGGTGAACTTTGCCCGTTGTAAGTGTCTGGGTGCTAATGTACTGCGTGGACCTGATCAGAAACCATGGGATGGTAAACTTCCTTATGACTATCAGTTGTGGATTGATAGTGATATTGTATTCAATGTAGAGAAGTTCTATCAGTTGGTATTGATGGATAAGGACATTGCTTCTGGTTGGTATTGTACTGAAGATGGACAGACCACTAGTGTTGCTCATTGGATGGAAGAAGATGACTTCCGTAATAATGGTGGTGTCATGAATCATGAGACACTGGAAACCATTCAGAAGCGTAAGAAACCTTTTACAGTTGACTATGCTGGTTTTGGATGGTTGCTGATCAAGAATGGTGTCTTTGAGCATGAAGAGATCAAGTATCCATGGTTTGCTCCTAAGATGCAGGTATTTGAATCTGGTGAGGTACAAGACATGTGTGGAGAGGATGTATCATTCTGTCTGGATGCTATCGCAGCAGGTTTTGAGATTTGGTGTGATCCACGTATCAGAGTTGGTCACGAGAAGACAAGGGTGATCTGATGTCTACAGAGAAGTATACAATCTCTCATCATGGTCAAGTACTTGCAGAAGGGTTGACCCAAGAGGAATACTTTGATAAAATGATGGACCTGGCAGAGGACTTCTACTCTTCTGGGTCTCCGAATCCCTCGGAATTACAAACAACTATCACTAAGGACGATTAAGTTATTATGGCACGCTCAAAGACTGGACTGGTCAAAGACGGTTTTATGCCCGGAAAACCGAAGGCAACTCGTCAAGGATCCGGAAAAAACACGAAGTATGCCGCTACTTCTCGTAATGGTAAAAAGAAACCCTATCGTGGTCAAGGACGACGCTGATAAAAAATAAATATTGGTAGGGATAGGAACCCCTATAAAAGTTCTGATTCACACAATCAGGAGCGTCATGGGTAATTCACCTGTCGATAGAGATAAAGATTATATGTTCCAAACATTTGGCACCAAGTATCTAATTACTGATTATTGGTCAATGCCACATACGACGAATGATAAACCTGAAGAATTGGAAGAAGAAGAGGTAAATCAAAAATCTGAGTGAGGGGGTATAAATAAATTTAAGAAAATCACCCCATTTAAATGGCAGTTCAGAGGGTATCCAGAGCATTTAAAGATATTAGTTTCGCCTTTGATCCACATCCTGTGACAAAGGACTTGCCTGTGCTTACTAATGAACGTGCAATCATTCGATCTGTACGTAACTTAGTTGAAACAATACCTACTGAACGCTTCTTCCAACCATTATTAGGTACTGATGTCCGCGATTCTCTTTTTGAGTTCGTGGACTTTGGTACTGCAAGGGTTATCGAAGACCAAATTAAGAATACAATTCGATTCTATGAAGATAGAGTCGAAAATTTAAAGGTTCAAGTTGAACCTAGACCTGATAATAACTCTTTTAATGTAAATGTATTCTTTGATATCGTAGGGAAAGATTTTCCACCACAAGCCTTCTCCTTTATATTGGAGGCAACGCGATAAAAAATGCCTTTTACACAGTTTACTAACCTAGATTTTGATCAAATTAAGGTCCAAATCAAAGATTATCTCCGTGCTAACTCCAATTTCACGGATTTTGACTTTGAAGGATCTAACTTTTCGGTCTTAATTGACACGCTTGCTTATAATACTTACATTAATGCCTTTAATGCGAACTTAGTCGTCAATGAATCCTTCCTGGATGGCGCTACAGTACGTGAAAATGTGGTTTCCTTGGCAAGAAACATTGGTTATATCCCTCGATCAAAGACTGCAGCAGTCGCAGATGTCACTTTTAGTGTTCCGACAAGCACTACAGGTGGTTTTATCTCCTTAGAAGCAGGTCTTGTATGTGTTGGAGCAGCAGATAACACTACATATCGCTTCTCAGTACCAGAAAACATCAGTGCAACCGTAGTAAATGGCACTGCTCAGTTCGGTACTGCCGATAAACCCATTAAATTATACCAAGGATCGTACCTGACACGTCAATTCTTGGTTAATACAGCACAAGATCAGCGTTTTATCCTTGATAATCCTAATATTGATACAACAACTGTTAGAGTTTATGTAAAAGGTGTCAATGATACGGGTCTTGGAAGAGAATATCACGTTGTAGACAATATTCTGAACATTGATAAGACCTCTGAGATCTTCTTAATCCAAGAAGTTCAAGAAGAAAGGTACGAATTGCTGTTTGGTGATGGATATTTTGGAAAAGAACTAGAAAATAACGCCATTATTACCGTTAGATACATCATTACTGATGGTGCAGCAGGAAATGGTCCTTCATTGTTCGATTTCCAAGGTAATTTTGTTGATGAAAATGGTGTAAGACTCATTCCTACTGCTTCAGTGCCCGTTACAACCGTCCAGAGGGCGATAAATGGTGGTGAAATAGAGAATGTATCGTCTATTAAGTATTTTGCTCCTAGACTCTACTCAGCGCAGTACAGAGCGGTTACAGCAAGAGACTATGAAGCGATTATTTCTTCCGTGTATCCAAATATGGAGTCGGTTGCAGTCGTTGGTGGAGAAGAATTAAGTCCTCCTAAGTTCGGGACGGTACAGATTAGTATCAAACCTAAGAATGGTACATACGTTTCAGACTTTGACAAGCAGAACATTCTTTCAAGACTGAAGCAATACTCAATTGCTGGTATTAACCAGAATATTATTGACTTGAAAGTCCTTTATGTTGAACTTGATTCGACAATTTATTATAACGATAATCAAATTTCAAATTCAGATGATCTGAAAACTAACATCACTGCTGGTTTGAGCAGATATTCTAAGGATGTGGATATGAATCGTTTTGGTGGACGATTCAAGTACAGTAAAGTACTACAACTCATCGATAGAGTTGACAATGCAATCTCTTCTAATATCACTAAAGTTAGAATTAGAAGGGATATGAAGGTTCTGAAGAACCAGTTTGCTCAATATGAACTCTGCTTTGGTAATAGATTCCACGTTAATCCTAATGGTCTGAATATTAAGTCCACTGGATTCACTCTAACAGGTAGTTCTGATATCGTTTATTTGACTGATGCACCAATTATTGGTACTGGTCTTGATCAGATCACAAATGCCACTGAAGCAACGCAGACTTTCTTAAGGAGACCACAGTCACTTGATATTGAAAAAGGTGTTATTTCCATTGTAAAACTGGATGCTAATGGAAATAGAGTTGTTGTTGCTAAGGATGCTGGAACTGTTGATTACAAGAAAGGTGAGATCCTTCTCAGTACAATTAATATCTCATCTACTGTTGCCCCAAATTCAGTTATTGAGGTTCAGGCATTCCCAGAATCCAATGATGTTGTTGGTCTGAAAGATCTTTATCTGACGTTAGATGTTTCCAAGAGTCAGATAAATATGGTTAAAGATGTTATCGCATCTGGTGAAGATATTTCTGGCGTCTCGTTCATAAGAGATTACTATACTTCAAGTTATTCAAACGGAGCATTACAGAGGAAATAAGATATGTCGCATTTTGAGAAGAGAGTGCAACTCAATAAAATTATTGAGAGCCAACTTCCAGAATTCTTAGTTGCCGATTTTCCAAAAGCAGTAGAATTTTTCAAACAGTATTTTATCTCCCAGGAATTCCAGGGTGGTAATACTGATCTGATTGATAACCTTGATCGTTATATCAGGGTTGATAATCTGGTGCCAGAAGTTGTTGTTGGTAAAACAACTCTCTCCTCTGCTATCTCAACATCTGATACTACAATCACTGTAGCATCTACAAAAGGTTTTCCAGACGATTATGGTCTGCTGAAGATTGGTGATGAGATCATTACCTACACAGGTAAAACTGATACTACGTTTACTGGATGTATTCGTGGATTTAGTGGTATCACTGGGTATGATGACTCTACAGAGGCGTATTTCTCTAATGTCAACCGCCAGAGTGTAATCTTCAAAGACACCACCGCACAGGCGCACACAGCGTCCTCTGAGGTTCAAAACCTTAGTGCTCTCTTCCTGCAGGAGTTCTATAAGAAACTCAAGAAGACTTTCACTCCAGGATTTGAAGAACTCAAGTTTGTTGATGGACTTGATGTTGGAAACTTCATTAAAAATGCTAGAAGTTTCTACCAATCAAAAGGTATTGAAGAGTCTGTAGTCATTCTCTTTAAAGTTCTTTATGGTGTAGAAGCAAAGGTCATTGATCTAGAAACAAGACTGATCAAACCATCTTCTGCTGATTATATTAGAAGAGAACTGGTTGTAGCAGAAGTATTATCTGGTGATCCATTTAAACTTGAAGGTCAAACCATTTTTAGATCAGTTGATCTAAACACTAGTGCTTCAGTATCTGATGTAGAAATATTCACAAGAGATAATAAGACTTTTTATAAAATTGGATTGTTTGTTGGATATAATGACAGAGATCTCATTGAAGGTGAGTTCATTGTACCAGGATACTCCAAAGTTCTGGAACCAGTTGAAATTGGTGGTGAAACAATCGCTGTTGACTCAACGATCGGATTCCCTGATTCTGGAACTCTGATTAGTGGAACCAATACTATTACATATACTTCTAAGAGTATCAATCAGTTCTTCGATTGCACTGGTGTAACAACTAAAATTGAAGTTGCTGATCCTATCAGAGCAAATGAAACTGTTTTTGGATATGAGAATGGTGATACTGAAAAGAAAGTAGAACTTCGTATCACAGGTGTATTGTCCAACTTTGAGGCAATCGGTGATATTCCTTTAATGGAAGCAGATGAAATTATTTCTGTCAAGAATGTTGGTGAAGTAATCTATAATCCCGTTGAAGATAAAACTTACAAAGAAGTATTTGCAAACTCTTGGATTTACAATACAAAGTCAAGAGTCAATGTTGACTCAATTAATGGTGCAAACTTTACCCTTAAGTCTGATATTGATAAGTCTCAATTTAGAATTGGTGATTCTGTAGACATTTTAGTTGGTGGTAGTAATGTCAAAGCGTCTGCTGATGCACTGATTACTGCTATACCAAACAATACAGTTTTAACTCTGAGCAATATTTCTTCGTTTGTACCTGCCGCTGGTGTTTCTTACAGCATCAGAAGAAATCTAAAGAAGAGTAAGAGTTCAGGTGTTCTTATTAAATTAGGTCAGAACATATACATTGCTAATGCTTTGAATGTATATACCGATGATCTTGGTCAATTTGGATATGTAGCATCACATTCACTTCCTGGTTATACCATTCAGGATGAGATTGTTGAGTCTACTATTCCTGATGGAACTGATGCAAATCTGGGTGGATTTAGTAGTTTCTTCAAAACATATTCCATCGTCAAGTTTGCTAATCCTGTAAGATTCATTGATGGTGATCAGATCAGATATACAGCAACAAATCCTCTTGCTGGTCTGAATTCTGGTGAAACTTATTATGTTAAGTTGGTAAATGGAAAAGAAATTTATCTCTATGCTTCCAAGTCTCTTCTGACTGGAAATGAATTTATCAGATTTGCTCCAGTAACTGGTGCTGGAGATCATAAATTTACCCTTGTTCGCCATGAAGACAGACTTCTTTCTTCAAATAATATTCTAAGAAAGATTCCACTTTCTTCACCATTAGCAAGTGTCAAGGAATCTAAGAGAAATCTTGGAAACGTTGGTGTACTGATTGACGGTGTTGAAATTAGTAGTCCTGACAGTGCTGATAAAGTTTATTATGGACCAATCGAAAAGTTTGAAGTTCTGAATGGTGGTAGAGATTATGATGTAATTAATCCACCCAATATTACTGTTAGCACTGGTGCAGGAAGCACCGCTTATGTTGAACCAACTGTTATTGGATCTGTTCAGAAAGTTTTTGTAGATCCTCAAGAATTTGACATTGATGATGTAGAATCAGTTACTCTTACTGGTGGTAATGGTGAAGGTTGTGTACTGGAACCTATCGTTGGTATCAGATTCCGTGAAATTGAATTTGATAGCAGACCATTGAGTCTTGGTGGTGGTGTTGATATTACCAATGAAACAATCACTTTTAGAACAAATCATGGTCTTGTAGATGGTCAACGCATTATCTACAATGAGAATGGCAATAAACCAATTGCCCTTGGTCAAGCATATGATGTTAATAATGCTGAGACTGGGAAACTGATTAGTGGTGATGAGTATGTTGTAAAGGTTGTCAATACAACTACCATCAAACTTCATATCAATGAAGGTGATGCATTGAATGGAAATACTGGTATTAACACTCTTGGTTTATCTGTCCCAGCAGATGCTACAGGTGTTCATAAGTTTAGAACTCTCTCTAAAGGAAATCTAAGAGAGATTAAAGTTCTTGATGGTGGTTCTGGATATACTCATAGAAAACTTAGAGTAAAAGCAGGTCACGTTTCTTTAGAGTACAATAACATTTACTACAAGGGACATGGATTTGAGACAGGTGAGACTGTAATCTATACAGCAACTGAAACTGCGATTGGTGGTCTTACCGTAGATAACAGATATTATATTGACAAAATTGATGACGATACTTTCAGACTCATCAATCTTGGTGCCGATGGAACATTAACAACAGAACTTACAAGAAGAAAATTTGTAGACTTTACCACCACTGGTAGTGGGTATCATGTATTTCAATATCCACCTATCACTATCAATGCTAATGTTTCATATGCTGGAACTACTGGTGGATCGTTTACTTTCACTCCATTAGTTACTGGTATCATCGCTGATGCGTACCTATATGAGTCTGGAACGGGTTATGGATCGACTGTACTTAATCTCCATAAGAAACCACTAATAAACGTCTCTGAAGGCAAAAACGCACAACTTGCACCAATCATCGACAA